CATCTGGTGTATTGCTTGACATTGGGTCAAAGGCCATTAGGACATCAACCCCCATTGCTTAAGAATTGTTGAACCAGTGCTGCTTAGGCTATCCATAGCATCCTTACTTGTTGCCCAACGTGGGTCCTGGCGTACTGCTTTTTCAAATTCCCATAGTGGCATAGCACCTGGCTTTGTTGGGTCAGTACCTTGTAAGCCTTGTTTAAGAAGGTTGTCATTAAGATTAATACTTGCTGAATCAATACCAAGAATGTTTGAGTATGCGTTAATGTATGGAGAAGCAATTTGTTTCATTGTCATACCAGCCTTGATTTGGTCTGCCCATGCAGGAAAGGCACCAGAGGCTTGGTTCTTAAGTTGGTCAGTCCAGTATTGTTCTGTTGTAGCACCAGTGGCTACGCTTTCAGAGGCTTTAGTAATCCAGTCTTGATTGAATCCTGCACCGTAATCAGCATTAAGAGTTTGTAGGTTTTGACGAGTGGTTGATGCTTGGCCACCAGTAATGCCAGTGATGTATGGATTTGGAATAACATTTCCAGCAGCATCCTGTGTTGTTTTAAATAGTTGAAGTGTGCCAGCGGCAGTTGGAGTAAGGCCCATGTCATAGGCTTTAGTAGCAATTGCTTTAAGGTTGGCATCATTGATTGATAAACCATTTTGAGTAGCATAGTTACGAAGGGTTGGTAGCCAAGTATTGGTAATTAAATCATCATAAACACCAGGTTGGTTACGCTTTACTTCTTCGTTATTAAGTTTTGCTGACCCTGTATTTTTGTAAAAGTCTGTGCTAAATAATGAATTGAGTGCGCCAGCATAATCTCCGCCTACATACAAATCACGAACTGCGGCTAGGTCTGGGTGAGCAGCAATCATTGCCTCTGTAATGCCAACAAGCATTGGGTCAGCGGCAATACCAGATGCTGGTGTAGAAGAAGAACTAGAAGAACTACCAGGACCAGCAAATCCAGGGTCAACGTTTGTGGCAGGTTTACTTATAGGATTGCCATTGGCGTCGCTTACACCAGGAATATTTGGTGGCAGTAATGCTGATTTATTAGCCATTAGTTAAACTCCCGATTGAAGGTTGTCCAGTAGTCATTGCTTTATCTAGCCAAGAAGCGAAGTTAATGTTTTGCATGCGGCCATATTCTGGCATTTGTTCAGCCTGCTTGGAGATAAATGCTTGCTCATCAACACCACCTGATGTGGTTGTAGTGGTAGAAGTACCTGCTGCATTTGGTACACTTACACTCTTAGTAGGCGTTTTCTTTTCTAAAGCATTTAATTGGTCAGACAACTTTTGAAGGTCAGTATCACTAACCCTTTTACCGAGTTTGTTGATATACAACTGGTCAGCAATTGTGCGTATAGTTTCAGGTGTATAAGTTCTAATGCTTATGTTTGTTTGAGGACCAGCATTTGCAGTATCTTGTCCACCACCAGCGGCTTTAAATTGTGCCATCCAGTCGTTTGGGTCCATTGTAACTGCAGCGGCTTTAACAAGTACGCTGGTATAAGCATTAATAATTGATTGTTGAGATTTTGTACCCTTGCTAATAATTCCATATTCGCGTAGTGCTGAACCAATTTGAGCCAAGACTTTTGGGTCATTAGCCTTTTGAAGTAATGTACCAATTGGTACTGGAACTGGCTGGCCCTTTACTGGAACAGCAAAGTTAGAACCAGCAGTTACTCCACTACCAAATGGGTCAGCAATGGCCGTCCCAGTATTTGCTCCATACTGTCCTGGCTTTACTATAGAAGGAATTTTACTTCCAGTAGAAGTAATAGCACCTGGGTCAGCAATAATACCAGCGCTAATGGCTTCGTTCTGTGTCATTACCTGAGTATGTCCGTCTGCATAATTAACAACATACTGACCATTGTTTACTGTCCAGTTTTTTACACTACTAGCCATTTAGCCCACCTTTGAGAATACTGTATTGATAACGCTATTCAAGCGAACATCAGAAGTTTTTAGGTTTTCTAGGTATGTCTGCCAATTTTGATTTTCCATATTGACAACCTCTCCCGTTATACCTAATTGCTTGTATTGATTGATGATATTCATATGTGATTGATAATCACTTAAAAGTCCTTTAACAAGCAACGCTTGGGGCGTCTTAGGCTCATTAGCGGAACCATCAAAGATAGTTTGAAGTTGTTGTACAGCCAGTGCGGCATTATCACGGCCAGCACCGCTGGTATAGTTTGCATACCAAGTAGGTTGAAGTACTTTCATTTTATCCATAACAGCAGACCAATTTTGAGTTTCTTGTTGTAGTAAGAAACTGTTTTGCATCTGCTTATATGCGTTTACATTTGCTGTATGTTGAGCCAGTAATGGGGCTATCTCGTTGTTTCCAGCCGAAATATAAAACTGATTCATAAACTCTAATGGCGTACGTTGAGTACGTAGATGTTCCCGAATTAACTGCTGGTGGATAGCCAGTGTATTTCCTGGGCCTGGGTCCTGTGGAATCAAGAACGCAGCGCCTGTTGAGGTTTGAGGATTAGTTAATAAACCACCTGGTTGTAGTTCATTGTTAATCCAGCCAATAGCCTTATTTGTATAAGGGAAACTTGAACCACGGACTGAAGGAGTTGTTGCAGCCACTGTATAAGAAACAGCATTGCTTCCATGATGTCCAAGGAACTCAAGCAAAGCATCATTGTAATTGCCTTTAGACTTAACTAACTTTACAAATTCATCGCTAAGTCCAACATCAGTTTGTTCAACTCGTGGAGACAAAGGTGAAAGTAATCCAGTAATTGCTTTAATCATTAAAATGCTTTTAGCATTATTACGGATACGGTCAATGAACGCTTCCTTCTCCTGGGTAGAAGAAGATGATGTTGGGACTTGGCTACCTAGTTCATCTTGATGATAATAGGCTGATGCAAGTGCACCCATCAAAGCATTTGTTATTGCTGCATTTTGTTGGTCTGGGCTAATAGTATTCCAGACGTTAAGGATAGGTTTAGAAGGAATCAAAGATTCCCATATGCCACGGTTAGCGGCTAGTCCTAAGCCACCTTCAATTGCAGGTGCAAGATGTGGGAACCAATCGGCTATTATGTTTCCAGGTATAGCAGCAATTGGTCCAAGTCCTGGCAAGTCTAGGCCTGGTACAACGCTCTTGAGCGAAGTAAGGCTACCTTGTGCGGCAATTGGTAAGCCAGCAACAATTGGAATACCAAAGGCACTAAGTGCACCTTGCAGGCTTTTACCAAATGTTCCAACCATTGGAAGATATGCGTAAGAGTTTCCATTAGCATCTTTACTTACAAATGCTGGGTTGTTCATTACCTGTTCTGTCATCTGATATAGACGGACGGAACGAGAAAGGGCTGGAGAACCTATGCTTGTATCTTTGGCTGCACGAAAAGCACGTTTGATTGACTGCTCTTGAGCAAAATAAAACGGCATAAAGTTTTGTGCTAGTTGAGAGAACTGAGTACGCAAAGCAGTATTGTGAATTTGAGGAAGCATAGCGTGGGTTGCACGATATTGAGCAATACGTATAGCCTGGGCAGGGGTTAATCCACCAGTATTTTTAAGGTACTTAAGTGAATTCATTTCATCAGAAAAGTGTACTAAATACAAAGGCTCACGAGAAACAGTGTTAATAACTGGGTCAATTAACTTATTAAATCCTAAGTCAACTGCAGCATTAATAGTGCTTTGAATACCTTTGGCTGCTGGTATGTATGCTTCAATCTGATTACCAGGTATCGTTGCTGGCAATTGACGAACATCTATATCTTTAAGCGCCGCAAGGTCAGGTGCTTTTCCTTTAGCGATACTATCCGCAATGTCGTGGTGTATTGTTCCATCTTTGCCAACAGTTAAACCTAATACAGAATCAACTCTATCTGCTGCAAATTGGGCTGGGTCTTGGTCTTTCCATCGTTGACCTAAACCTGCTTCACGCTTGTAAGGCTCATAGTTACCAGCCTTAGTATCCATGATACGTTGATATTCGCGGTTGATAAGTTCTTGACGCATGGCTTGATATTGTTCAAACTTAGTATTGCCTACTTCTTTTTCAATAGTAAGTTTTTTTGTACCACCCATTACATCACCAATGTCACTAGCAATGTTTCGGCCCTTAGCAATCTTTGCTTCTTTAACAAGGGATGTAGCATATGAAGGTAAGTAGTGTGATGAATCAGCCTGGTAAGTTGTAAATGTAGGCAATTCACGATAAGCATATTTTCTTGATTCTTGTTGAAAGAAAGAATGAGCAGCATCGGCCATGTCATAACGAGTAGATGCTGAGCCACTGGCTCCAGTACTTACACCTTCAGAAAGAATATGTGCATCATTTGCACGAATTAAATCAACGGCATATCCAACTTGGTCCTCAGGTGCAATCTTTGCAAGGCCTTTAGCAAAGGCTTGTTTAAAGGCTGGAAAGCCAGTTGTTAAAGCATCTGGTGTAATACCTTTAGCAGCACCAAGGGATGTAAGAACTGCAGAAGCAATATGCTTACCTTCACCTGTAAGTAATGGGTCTGACTTAGCAACAGATGCTGCTAACTTAGACTTAATCATATTAAATACGCCATAACGAGCAACTGCTGGGATAAGTTCTGCTGCAGCAACACGAGTACCAAAACCTAGAGTAGCAAGAGCCAAAGGTTTGAATATGCTATTGGTGTATGCTTTTGCTGTAAACGTATCTAGTTTGCCATAACCCTTTTGAATAAGGTTACCTGAACTACGAAATGCTCGTTTAGCAGCATTAAAATCTGGAATAGAAAATTCATCAACAAACTGATGTTCTGATATACCAGCAGTTGCGGTACGCCCATCAATTGTTTCATATTTGCCAACAGGGTTTCCAGTAACATCTGAACCGTAAACTTCTTGGCCAATTGTAGGTTGGTCAAGTTTTTCAAGTTCGGCTTTTGCGTTCATCATTAGAACGTTATCGTCTGGTAATCCCATGGCTTTAAAAGAATCAAAGGTAGTTTGTGCCTTAATAGCGCGAGCCAATCCCAAATCACCTTCAGCGACAGCCTGTGCATACTGTCCAGCCATTTCAGTACCAAATTGATGCGTACCACCAAAGCGAGCAATGCGATAGATGACGCTTGTAGCATCAGGGCTATTCCATTTAAAAGACTTTGTTGAAAGTTTACGAGTTATAGGGTCAATGCTAAATGGCATATAACCACTGAATGTTTTGTACCCTTTATTAACCCAGTTCATTTCTTCTGGAGTAGCATCGCCACGTAATACTTTTTGTAAAGGTTCTAGTCCTTTAGCGCGGATAAAAGTACGTGATGGAAGAACGGCGGCACCAGCAAGAGTATTGCTTAATTCACCAAAGTATACTGAGTCACGAAGAAAGTTGTGAATATCATCTGCTGTGTTTAAACCAGCAATACGAGCAGGGGCTACTGTTCCAAGTTCTGGATACTTTTGTGCAATTGTTCCTGCTTTTTGAGCAACATTTAATGTTTTATCTTTAATGATATTTTCCATATCATCAAGTGCTCTATTGTAAGTATTTGAAGTTGCGTTAGGTAATAACCCGCCGCCTTCTTTAACTAAATCTAATTGTTGCGGAGTGAACACGCGTCCAGAACGAGCATCAAGAAAGTTTTTAACACCAGGAATAGAATCCATAATTGGATACTTGGCCTGAGTTTCAATTGCTTTATCAGGAATACTAAGGTATTTACCAGTTTTCATTAACTGATTAAACTTACCAAGCACGCTTATTGGGTCTGTTGTTATATCAAATGAAGCATCGCTAATACCCGATACAAATTTACCTAAACCAGCATTTGTGTTTTTAAGTGCGGCAGAAACTCCATCAGCGCCAATGGCGCCAGAAATCTTTGAAAGAGCATTTGAGAAATCACGGCCTGCGGATACTTGATAGTTTGCATTTTCAGAATCAGCATAAGAATCTTTGTAAACGCCACCCATAATTTTGCGGGTTAGCGTACCTGCTAAATCAGCACCAGCAATAGTGCCTTCTGGTCCAAGCAAAGAACCAGCAGCACCGCCCGCTACGGTTCCAATAGTTGCTAAGAATCCAGGAAGAAAACCCTGCTTTTGATATACAGAGTGAATAAATTTATAGTCGCGTTGGACTTCTTGTAATGGCTTGGCTAAAAAATTTAATCCTTTGAATACGTCAATTCCTGCTTTAGACCAAAAACTTGTACTGTCATTAGTTGCTGCATGTTCTGCAACAACGTCAGTTGAAGTTACGCCATTAAGGGTATGCGAAGCCAAAACACCATTAGTGCTTGGGTCTGAAGAATTAAGAACACCTGCTGCTAAACCTGGGTTTCTGGCAAGTTCGGGTGTAATCCAACCGTAATCAATACCAGCCAACTAGAACCCCTGACCAATCCTCATCGCTAAATACTTAAGCGCTGGAGACGCGTCAGGACTTGCCGCCATCGCATTAAACATTTGAGAAGCGTTTTCATATTGTGCTTGAACTGGGTTAGGAAGAATCAATGCTTCTGGTCCAGCACCTGGTCCTGCTGCCGCGCCATGAGTAACTGGTTGCTCAGGGTACTGTGTTGGTGCACCAAGCGGAATTGCTGATATTGGATTAGGCATTGGTTGTTGCTGTTGTTCTTGTTGTGGCTGTGCTTGCGCACCAGCCTGTGCAATTTGTGCAGATGGCATTGACTTAACTCCTGGTGTTTTTGCTAGAGGCGCTTGACGTTGTAAATTAACGAAGTCTTCTGCTCCAGGCTCGCCTGCTGCGTAGCGTATTGCTTGCTTTGATGCTGGACCGCCATCGGTTCGTCGGGCCATAGCCCCTGGCAGGGATGGAGTAGTTGAAGGTTTTGCTGCTTCTGGCATACTCATTCACCTTCCTGTAATGTTTCAATGGTTCGGGCTGCATACTCGTGGAAGTTTTCTTTGTCCTCCACGAAATTTGCTTGTGTCTGTAGCATTTGACTAGCCATAGACAAAGAGCCTGCTATATCAACTAAGATATCGGCTACTGTTTCGGCGATAAGGGCATAGACATCAAACTTGGTTACCCTTGTTGGTATCTTGCCCTCATCGTTGTCAGTCATGTATTTATCTATTTCCTAGTGCTGGTTTATTATCTGGGTGTATCTTGGTAGTAGAATCTCCTGCTGGGCGTACTGGGTTAGATGTTGAGGTAGGTTGAGGTGCTGATTTTGATACAGAATCTCTTCCTGCTTGGTAAGCACCTGCCGCTGCAAGAGTTCCGCCACCTGTGCGAGCAAGGTTTCCCTTTGCTACGCTGATGCTTTCACTAGCATCTTCTTTTGCTGCAGCAATTTTTTGCTCAGAAACTTTTTCACGAGCAGCAATATTTTTAGGACTTGCTGGTTCTACAACTTTTTGCAAATTAATTCTTGTGTTATTTTGCGGAGATTCTTTTGCAGAACCTCTAGTTGTGGTTAAATTAGCATCTTTGCCTTGTGTTCCTTTATAGGATTTTGCATAAGGTTTTTCTAATTTTGCTGCGGCTAATTTGGCTTCTTCGGAACGTGATAATGTTTCAACAGCATCTTTACCAAAACGTGCTGCTTTAACTAAAGCGGCTGCATCTCTGCCAACTGGTGTTACTGCTGCTGCAACTTCTGCAACTTTTCTTCCAGTATCAACAATTTTTTTAGTGCCAGAAGTTACTGCTTTATTAACTTGGCCCCAACCAATGCTGTTTGCATCTGCCATGTTTTACTTAGCGCCTTTGTTAGAACCCTTGGTTCCTGAAGGTTGCTTTGAATAATTCATTGTTGTTGAACCAGTTTTTGCTGGGCCAATCTTTGGTTGAATCTTTGTCTTTTGTGTTACTGCTTCTGAGGAACCGTGTCCGCCTTGATTCTTTGGCGCTGGTACCTTTGTAGTCAATGATGACTTCATTGTTGCCATTTATATCTCCTATAGGTTTTTGTTTTTGTTTGACAACCAAATACGCGTTTAGATTGGTTGCCTTCTGATAGTTCCCGCAGACATCTGCGCGTTACCAGAAGATGAGAGTCCTGCAAGTAATGTCTGCAGTGCTGGGCGTCCACCTGGAGCCATACCTTCTTGGCCTGGTGCTACACCTTGCATACGTCCTGAGGCTGCTAAGCCTTCAGGGAGTTGTCCTTGACCACTAGGCTCCCCAGTAGGAGCCTGACCTGGGGCGCCTTGCGCCTCACCAGCGGCTGCAACTTCTGGGGAAACTTCTGTTGGCTCATTAGGAGCAAAGGCTTCTTCAATTGTTTCTTCAATTGGTGTGCCCTTTTGACGTCCGTGAATAATGGATGCCATAGCAGTTAGAATCTTTGATGGGTCTTGGCCTTGTGAAACCATTGCTGGTAGGGCCTGTGCGTAACCAGATACTGCTTGAATCAAAGCGTCGCGTAGTTGTTCTACTTCAACCTTTTCTTCTTCCATGGTAACGTTCATTTCCCATGGCATCTGACGACGTAGGAAGTCGCGTGAGATTAACTTATCACCACGTGCTTGAAGTCCAAAGACAAGTGCACGGTTAGGGTCAAGTCCAGCCATAAGGCCGTAGGTAACATCACACCAGTAATCGCCAGCGATATCCTTTGAAGGTGTGTAAGTAATTTCATAAGGAGCACCAGCGTTAACGCCACGTACTTCCTTAGTTACATCACTAAATAGTTTTTCATCCATCATAAATGTAATACGCATTACGTGACGGAAAGCCTCAGCGAATACTGCTTGGGCTGTTTTAACCTGAGTATCAAATCCACCCATGAGTGCTTCAACACCACGGCCAGTTACGATAGAACCAGACTGTACGCCTAAGCGTCCTTGTGGGTAGCGTGAACCAGTACGTAGTTCCTGGTCAAGTAGTTGTGACTCTTGGAAAATTCCTTGTGGAATATCAAGAGCAACGCGACGAATCTTCTCTGGGTTAGCAGAACGGATTGTTGCATCTGGACCAATTTCAAGAACGTTAACATCTGCTGGGAGAGCAAACGGAGCCTGTACTGATTTCTGTGCGGCTTCCAACTGAAGTGTAGCGAAACGTGAGCGAGCAACTTGTACCCACATGATGTCATCAAACTGACCACGTTGGTGCTCATCTGAATCAACGCCAGGGCGTACGGCAATAACTACTGGAATCTCACCAATAAAATTCTTTGAACGGTCAAGAACAAGGTTCTTGCGTTCTGGTACAAATAGGATTACTTCGTCTTTATCAACATAGCGGAATACTTCAAGCATCCGCTCAGAGTTACGATTCTCATATGGGCCACGGATAACTGGCTCATGCTCAGGGAATTCGTTGCAAAGTTCACGTACTGTCTTTTGGTAGCGCTTAGTATAAGAGCGCAACTTATTGAATCTATCCCATTCAGGGTATGAACCAATTGGGTTATCTAGGCGAATCATTGGGCGATTGTTTTCAAAATCTGGCTCAATGATGAAAGCCAACATACCAAAGGTTACATAGCGGTCAGCGCCTGTGTACATCTGTGTCTGAAGATTACATGAGTCACGGTAGCCAGAGGCAATCATTGTACGCTTATCAGCGCGACGACGTGCCCTATCCGAAATAGCATCTGTAGTATCACAGTTGAAAGCAGGAAGCGGGGCGATAACTTCGGCTACGTCACGAGCAGCAACGTCAATGAAGTTAGCAACCATTGGCTTAGGAAAGTCTGATGAGAATAGTTCAGGGAATACCTGTTGGATGTTACCTTGACGGATTGAGAGCAAGTCTGCCCAGCGAGCATCACGAAGATGGTAGTGGTCGCGTAACTTACGTACGCGCACTCCTAAATCATCTATGTCCAGAGCCATACCAGGTTCCTCCATTTACAGCCATTTGCTCTTGCATCTTGGCGTATTCTTCTAAGTTAACAACTTTGCGTCGGGCTAGTTGTCCTGTTGTTGCAAACGGATTCTTTACGAAAGAACCGCCGTAGGCGCCCATCTGATTGATGTAGTCGCGCATTTGGGTCTCTGCAAACCAGAGAGCCATTGGTCCGTCTTGTTTGGCTTTAGTGCCAGCAGACCAGGTAATCAACTGCTCTATAAGAGCCTTGATATGTTCGTTATCGGCACGAGGCAACTCCAAGAGATTTGAACCTTTAATGTGTTTGCCTTGGTTGTCAGTCGTGCCGAAAAGTGAAGCCATTGATGCGACACCAAATTCGGCATCCATCTTATTTGCTCCTGTGTAGTGCGAAACTAAGCGGATACCTCGTGAAGCGAGGTGACGGTTAATTTCTTCGTCTTGAGTAAGGAACAACTGAAAAGCGTTCTTTTCAATTACCCATACCTTTGGCTTGTATTTATCAGTCCAAGCCTTAATCAAATCTCTAATTTGTGCTGGTGTAGGTGCAGGCATACGAGATGCTTCTAGCAAGTAGCGCTTCTGAGTTGTTCTGTCACCAGCGATTACTACCGAGAAGGTATCACCGCTCATGGCTGGGTCCATAGCACAGACTATGTACTGGTCGTTCAAAACTTCTGGATGGCCATTAAGGCCAGGAGTTAATGGACCTATAGGTCTCATACCACTGATAGAACCACGTACACATTCAGGAGCAAAGATTGCGGAAGACTCAACGTCTTGTTGCTGGTAGACCATAGCCCAAGTCTTTGGGTCTAGGACACCACGACGTCTCTTAAGGTTGTAGCCATCCCAGCGAGGGTATAGACCGTCTTTGTCTGGCAAAGTATCATCAGCAGCCCAAGGGCGGTCTGACATAGGCCAAAGCGTCTTCCAGTCCTTTGCATCATCTGCAAACTCTAAGACGGCTGGCATAGCCAGGTAAGTCCAAGGGGAAGTACCATCAGGGTAGCGGTTGGGGTTGCGCATCTCACGATACATGTCCACTGGGTCTACACGGGTACCTACAACTAAAATTTTACCTGTTGGACCAACACGGGTTAAGACTTCCTGTTGAATCCATCGGATTTGCTTTTCATACTCATTGGCGTTGGCCAAGGTCACACAGTCATCAAGGATGATTAAGTCAGCACGAGCACCGTAAATCTGACCACCGATACCAAGAGCCTGAAGGGTTGGGTCTTTCTCACCTGAGTCGCGTTCAATGTAGATAGCGTCTTGGGTCCACTTCTCAGCGGTAGCCTTGAAACCTTCTACTGGCGCATAGCGCCTTTGTAGTTCAGCCCATTGAGGAGCAGTCAGGCGTTGCTTGACCGCATACAAAAACTCTTTAGCCATCTGTTGTGTCTTTGACACCAACTTGATACGCACGTTCGGGTCAGTCACAATCCGATAAGTCACATAGTCTATAGAGACTGTCATGGATTTCGCGTGCTCTGGTGGCATGTTGCAGAGCACGTAATTCTTGTACCCTGGCTCATAAATCATATTACCGTGGAGCCATGCTGGCTCTCCTTCTTCCAAAAGCGAGATGATGTTTCGCTGATGTGGGAAGGTCTGGCTGGAGAGGTACTTCATTCTGAAGTCCTCAAAGGTGATATCTTTATCTTCACTAGCCACGACGCCTTGGCGGCGTTTAATAACTCTTGCTAAATCTATAGCCTCTTTAAACTGTGGGTCAGAGGCGCGATAATACTCATATGACTTTACAGACTTGCCGACTGCGCGGCAAGCATCCTCAACAGTAACCCCATCGTTGATGAGCGCGACTAAGCGCTCTTTGGCTTCCTTGGGGTTGAGACTGGCACCTGGTGCCAAGTCGTATTTGTTGTTTCTGCTTTTGCTCATCTTGGTGAAAAACTCTCCTCTTGGGGGTGTTCTGCCTGTGGACAGAACTATCCCACTGCGAAGCATTGCCTGTGGGCAATGTTAGGTATTTCTTAGGGGGCGCCGCAAGCGCCCCTATTACAAAAGCATTTGTTATACGGATTACAAAAGCAGGCGCTGGAAGCGCCCTTTAGTATTTGTCGCACCGTTCGTCACACTAGCATCGTTCGCTTGAGGCTCACTCTGCCGTGAGCCGAACGGGTAGGGCTGTATTATTTAATCCCCTATATATATTAAGGCGGGATAAGAGTCGTTTATCCCGCCCTTGGGTGTGTGATGTTCGTCACATACTCTATAGTCAGTATTCTACGCCTACTTTAATTAAAAGTATTTTTAGATAATTGGTTCGGGCGCCTATATTTAGAAAAAATATTTGGGTGGATAGTGCGGGGGGCT